TGACATCAGGCCAAACATCAACCGTTGCCTCGCCAGACCCGTTTGTATCTGTATCGGTCAACACCTTAAAAAGCTGTCGATCCTCGCCTTGGTTGACTTGTAAATAATCACCAGCCTTTAGGTAGCCAGTTCGACTTGCTGGCGCGCTGTCTATGCTGATCGTATTGCTGCCTATACTTGGAGCGCCATTGATAAGGATGGTATCGGTGTCTCTGGCTGAGCCAAGCGGAGTGCAAGCTCTAGGGTCGCCAAGATAAAACGTGCCAAGCTGACCTTTGAGCGAAATCAAAAACGCAATCCACTGCTCAGCATTTGTGCGCTTCATTGGCGGCAAAGTTATATCAGCCTGCCAAGCTTTGCCTGCATACTCATAAGCTTGCCCAGAAAATGTAAAAGGCGACCGAGAATATGCGACTGCATTAGTAGCGCGCAGCTCAACATTGCGAATGCCGGTGTGGCTTGGCATTGTAAGCGGGTAACTGATAGCCATTATGCAAACGCCCTTCCGTATGAACCGCCGCGCCGTTTGGCATCTACAACAGCAGCTTTTGCGCTGTCAGCAATTTGCGGCATAAGCTGCTTGATTTCATTGCGCACTGTTTGCTGCACGCCAGTTGTAACGTTGATTGTTTGGTTAACGACTACATCACCGCCGCCGCCAGAAAGCGCGCCTCTGCTTTGCGCCGGGCTAAGTATGCGACCATTCTGCGATGGCACAAAAAGCTCGCGCCCGCTTTCGCCAACAGTATAAGGCGTGCCAGATTGAACTGTGCCACCATTTGCAACTGTTCGTGTAAAGCCACCCATTGGCGTTGGCGAAAAGCCAAGCGCGCCCATCGCAGCATTTACCATTTGCTGAACCACTAGCACGCGATAAAGCTGCCTAATCACATCAGCCGCCATTGATCTAAAAGCATCTTCCATGCTTTGCGTGCCATCAAGCGCTGCCATAAATGTATTTGTTAAACCTTGCTCAAGAGCATCTGTAGCCGCTGCCATGCCGCTGATTTCATCTTGAGTGCGCGAAAAGCTTGCCGCAAGCTGACTTTGAAGCGCAATTGCATCCGCGTTTGAGATATTTAACAAGTCTTGGTTGTCTTTTAAAAATTTAACAGATGCGTCGTAGTCAAGCTGAGCAGCTAAAAGCGGATCAAGCGATGATCTCATGCTGTCATATTCAGTGCTTGCTTGCTGAATAAGACGGTTTCTTTCCGCTGCTAGTCTTTTTTCTTCTTCAAGCTCTTTTACGGATTTAAAAACTGGTCGCGCTTCCGGCCTAATTGATGTTGATGGAGCGCTGCTAATCGCGTCACTTAACCCTCCAGCTTCAAGTAAATTATTGATTTCTTCCGCAAATTGAGGATCTGACATCAAACTTTGACCTGAGCCAGTAAGTGTCTGTTTTGCTTTTTCACTTGCAGAGAACGCAGCGGCATCAGCTTGATCTAAGGCATCTTGCGCTGGTGAAGTCTGCGCACCAGGGCCATTACCATTGCCAGCTAATAAATTTGCAATAGCGGAAGACGCAGAAACAATCTTTGGCAGAATGTCATTTGCAAACGTATTAACGATTGTAATTATGTTATCTGCGTTATCTAGCAGGGCGCTTTGAATAACTGTCGCCATGCTATCTTTAAGAGCAACAAACTTGTCTTTAAGCTCATCAGCAGTATCGATCGCATCTTCATCTAAAATGCGGCCAGTTCTTTGCGCCTCATCACCAAGCCTACGCATTTCGATGCCGTTGTTTCTAAGCAAAGGTAAAAGCGCAGTCGCATCAGAAGCGATTGCCTCCATGAAAAATGTCATTTGGGATTGGCTAAGATTAGCTTTGTCTAAGCTGTCAACATAAAGCTGCAAAGCTTGCGGCCCGCTTAAATCCCTAAACATATCAGCAGTGACGCCAACTAAAGGTGCAACGGTTTCAAAGAAGTCAGCCATTGAGCCAGCGCCAGTAACAAGAAAGTCACCAACTTTATCGTTTACATCTTTTATGATGTCAGAGAGTTTATCTTGATCAATGCCAACTGTTTTTGATGCCGCCGCTAATTTTTGAAACTCGGTTGTGCTTGTATTAGCTAAAGCTGCTAGATCTTTAATTCTAGATGCAGCATTTACCATGCTGCCAATCGCTCTAACAGAAAATGCACCAGCTAAGATTGGCGCTAACATCTTAGCAGCTCTGCCAAGCCCGTTAAATGATGTGGCGGTTTTGCTAAGTTGCCTTTGAGATTTTTTAGAGAAAAAATCTACCTGTCGCTGGCTACGCTTTAGCGCGTCATTAAACTGCTTATCTTTGGCGCTTAGAATAATATTAAGCTGCTCTGCTGTAACCGCCATCTACGCGCTCCACTAAATTGCGGTAATCATCCGCAGTCATTGCTTCCTTGCCCGCCTTTTTGGGCGAGTGAGCATCAGACCAGCCCTTGAAAACCAGCCAAGTATCTTTCGGGATCATGTCGCGAATTTCATCAGGCTTTAGCCCGGCGATAATTCCGCTTTTTATCATAGCCCTAACGTTCAAGCGGCTTTGGGGTGGGCCGCTGTCTTTTTTTTTACTTCTGCCTCATCGCCAATGTCAGGCATAAAGGCGATCCCAATAACTGCCTGCGCAATCTGATACATTCGCATCAAGTCAGACGGGCCAGCTTTGGCAATAACTTCGTCAGCTTCATGATCTTTCATGCCGCCGCCCACTAAGCCTAAAGCTAAAATGTCTCTGATTTCTTTGCTGGTTGGCTTTTTGCCTCGCTCAAAGAAACCTTCCCAAAGGTCAAAGATGCCTCTGTGCTTGTCTTCAAACCGTTCAATCTCTCGATTGCGCAGCCTAAAGGTGTAAGAGGTGTCGCCAAGATATTCAACGACACCCCCGCGCGGCGCTTCAGCCGTGATCGTCATTAGGCAGCAGTAAAGGTTACTGCGCCGCTGCTTTCGAGCGACAAAGAGTAAGTTACACCGCCCTCAGTTTCGCCGCCAAACTCAACAGAGGTGATGCGAAACGTGCCTGCATATGTGCCAAAGTCAGGCACAACCACTTCAAAAGCAGTGCTGTTATCAGCAGCCATTGCAACAGTATTCATGCGAGCTTCAGCAGTGCTGTCTTCAAAAAAGCCATCACCAGAAACTGACACGTTTTTTAAGCCAGCAAGCGTTTCTGTGTACAGCGCGCCCTCTGGCGTTGTGCAGTCAGGCGTTGTGACATCAATGCTTGAATTGTTAATTGTCAGCGACTTTGAGTTTAAACCGCAAAGATTGTTTTTTGTGCCTGTGCCATCGTCAATTTTGACAAGCAGGGCGCGTCCGAGTTGTTTAGCCATTAGTGGCCTCCATCATTAGGGAACCGGGCGCAATCACTGCGCTCGTTTCAAAACGCGCTTGCCCAAAGCGCAGAAAATTTTTTAGGCGGTATCAAGCATCGCTTGAAGGGAAATGACGGCTGTGAACCCACGACCCTCATTATCTCGACTGGCGCTAAACGCCTCAAAAATTAGCTCAACTAAAGTGAAGCCTGTGACCGTCACAGCCGTCTCCTGACGGTGCAAAGCCTCTTTGACTGCCTCGACCACCTGCATACACTCTACGCGCCCTGACGCGCTGCGAGAGTGAGCCTCTAAGCTTATGTCAACCAGCGCGCCCTGAGCCGTGTCAGTGTCAAAGGCATTGGGCTGAATTGTGTTAAACATAAGGTATGGAAACGTCACATTTTGTGGCGGCTCATCGTAAATGCGCGTTGAAACAAGATCGGTGACACCAGAGTTTGCAACTAACGCAGCGCGCAAACCTTTTTGCAAAGCCAAGCCATAACCGTCAGCCATTCATCGCGTCCTTTATAGCTTTTTTCATAATGCGCTTGATGCTGTTCGCAGAACGCTTAGCGACTAGCAGCTTGGTGATGCCGATAAAGTCATAACCCTCAGTCGCGCCAGTTGCTGCTGGCGTGCCTTTTAAGCGAGTGCCTGTGCCAATACGGCCAGTTTTTCTGCCATAGTTTATTGCAGCTACTTTAATCGCATCGTCTTTAGTGTTGTCGCTAAAGTTTATAAACCCATAGATCGCGTTATCATCTTCGTAGACCTGCGAATTGATGCCATCCCGCAATTGACCAGTATCAACCGGCACAAGGCTTTTTGCTTTGCGCTCGCCATACTTTGCATTGTTCTTAATCGACTTGCGCAGAGCTGCGTGCGTAGCTTCTGGCAAATCACCGAGCTGCTTAATCAGCTTTTTTGAGCCAACGATTTTCATGACGCCACACCGCGCTCAAGCACAAACTCCATGAGCGTGTCTTTTGCGTCAACTTGTATAACATTCTTGATCGCCCAAGTGATGCCTCTTGCAACCACTCGATCAGCAGATGTAACAGCCTCGGTCACGCTGTCAGAGCGACAACGCATAGTGGCAAAATTAGTGTCAGACAGCGCGCCGCCTTGTATGCTTTCCTTGCCAGTGCGCTCGCGCAGATCCGCAAAACGTGACGCTAAATTTGACCAGCCGGTGTAGACGTTGCCGTAATCGTCCACAGCGCTGCTGTCTAAGCGCTGAAAGGTAACGCGCTCTCTAAGCGCCCCAGCACTAACCATACCAAGAGGCTCGATCTAAATTTAACAAATCGTCGAAGCCGTAAGGCACAGAAGTCAACACATCTTTTTGCGCCTGCTCTCTGTTTTCGTAATAGTAAGAAACCAGCATCATAAGCGCGTGACGCACTGTTTGCGGCACATCACTTGCAGCGTTCCCATAGCCGATTTCATATTCAATCTTTATGGCATCGTGCCGCTGCTCAGTTGTCGGCCAAGTGAACCCGCTTTTTGGCTGAATGATGCTGTGATCCGACAAGCCAATAACCTTGTAATTTGACAGCGTGTCAGTTTGCAAAACGCCATTGATGTCGTAATACTTAACGGCTGTGACAGATTGCACTGGCGTCAAACGCAAATGAACTTGCTGCGCTGGGTTAGATGGCAACCATTGCGCCCATTTTTGGGTAATCATCGCCTTGCCCAAAACACCTTGCACATCAACATAAGCGATCGCCACATCAATCAAACGCTCGATCAAAGTGTCATCATCCGAATGCTCAACGCGCATCTGCGCTTTCGCTTCAGCCAAAGTGATTGGCTCAACTGTTGGCGCGTCAACGATCTCAATCGGATGCGTGCTGTGCAATAGGGTTGGCATTTTTAAGCGTCCTTAACAGCCTTGCGGGTAGAAACTTTTTTTACCGCGCGTTGAACCTTTGAGGCTTTCTCGATCGGCTCGGCTATCCCAGCCTCAATAAAGCGCTTACCTTCAGCTTCATTGCAATCGATCTCATCACCAGCATTATGCGAAAAATCAATTCCCGCCATGCCTACCAATAATTTGACTTTCATCTCGAAACTCCAATTGGAAAGGCGAGGGCGCTAACGCCCTCACCGTTAAGCTTAGGCTTGGACCAGGTGCTTAATCGCCGCTGTGTTGGCGAGAACGCCGTCAAAGCGGATAAAGCCCAGAATGCCGTAGTCAGGCGCGAAACGCTCGCGAGCAACATAAAGCGAAGGCGCGCCAACTTTGCGCACATAAAACTTCTTCATGTCACCAAACAGCATGGTTTTATTGCCGGTAGCAATTGACGCCATTGCTTGGTTTACCACTACTGGGTAGCCAAGAACTGTTTGCGGTACACCTTGAGCATATGAGCCAAGTGACCACAGATAGTTACCGTCACCATCTTTTAGCTTACGAACTGCTGCAAGCGTGCTGTCATTCATCATGATCGCTGCGCTTGTAGACTGGCGATAAGCTGGATCAACGCTGTGGATCAAATCAATGATTTCATCAGCAGTGATCGCTGTGGCAGAGGCAGCAGTTTTACCAGCCGCTGAGTTTGTCACAATGCCCTCAACATCAGAAGAACCTGAGCCAGTTGTCAGTTTGCTGTTTGCAATCCGACCCAAGCGCTCACCAAGCAAGCCACCAAGCAAGCTTTCCATGTTCAAAATGCTGTCTGCATTCAACTCTGCTGACCAGCGAACCCACTCGCTATCAAAAGCAAACGCGCCGACTGACTTCTGACCAAAGGTAACGTCTTTGCCGCCATCATCAGTTGGCTGGGTGCCTTCAGTATGAGCAACAGCAGTTACCGCTGTGTCATCTACAGTCGGGATGCTGAATGTGCGCCCGTCTGCTGAGTTGATGACAGAGAACAGATCTGAGGTGTACATAGGGCCAGTAGCAGCCATAGCTTCCTCAACAAATGTCGCCAGCTCAGTTGGCACTGTGAAGCCACCAGCAGAGTTAGTGCCGCCAGTTTGCACGCGATATTCTTTAAGAACATTGCGAACTTCTGCGTCAACATAGGCATCGCCACCCGCAGAAATCATTTCTGCAAATGCTGCGCGATAATCTAACGTCAAGCCGTTATCAACTGCTGGCGCAGTGCGCGCTTCTACAGCCGGGATCTTGCTTGTGTCAGGCTGCTCAAGCTTTGCCATCAGTGCAGCGGCGCGCTCTTCGCGATCGATGCGACCTTGCAGCTTGTCAGTTTCTGCCATCATGGCATCAAACTCACGCTCAATTTCTGAGGCGCGCGCTTCTGGGGTTTCGTCAGTTATTTCAGAAAGTTTAGAACGGGCTTCAGTGGCAATATTAGCCATAGTTTCCCGCAAAGTTTTAATATCAGCCATAAGGGCCTCCATCTAAGGGAACTGGACGCAATCACTGCGTTCATGTCCAAGCGCTTGCCCAAGGCGCAGGAAGGGCTAACAACGGGAACCGCCGTTATCTTTGCAAACGCGCTTTCATCCGCATTCTGCGCGGCGCTTGCGTTTTTCGCTGTGTTTCTCTGAACTGCTCCAAGCTACGCAGGCCAATCTCTGTGCCTGAGTAAGCCGGGGTCGTTACGATGCTTACATCGTACAAATCAGCCTCTTGAATAGTGCGGCGAGGCATGTCGCGGCTGTCATCCCACTCTTGGCGAGTTGGCACGAAAGCAAAGCTCATTTTGTCTAAGTCGCCGCGCTTCATCTTTGGCACTATCGAGCGCACATCTGGATCTGACAGATCAAGTGACGCGCGCATCTTTAAGCCGTGATCGTCTTCAGAAAGCTGCAAAGTGCCAGAGCGCGTGCGCGCTAAAGGCAAGCCCTCGTGATTAATTAAGAAAACAACATCGTCGCGACCGATCGCATCTGTAAAAGCTCCCGGCGCAATCTGCTCACGCCACTGCCCGCCAATCGTTGTCTCTTCGTTGAAGACAGCAGCATAACCCTCAACAACAATCTCGCCGCTGTCATCTGCTCTGACTTCAAAATTCTGAGAAACGCGAGCCTCGCGGCGATCCTTATCTTTGTCTTTGTTGTATCCAGCCTCATCAATCTCGTCAGCATCTGGCGCAGAGATTTCTTCTGATTTGCCAAAGGTTATGATCACCTCTGTTTCGGTTTCCTCGATGTTCTTAATGTGGCGTGCCTCGCCAGCTTGATCTGACATCCTGTCATCCTCTTTTGCTAAGATGCCGCGCACCCATGATTGACCGGGATCACCACCCCAAAGCGCCCAAGCAATGCGGCCTGCGCTTGGATAGCCATCTTCACCGGGCGAAAACCCTTCAGCCTCTTTGTCCACTTCATGGCGCGCGAAATAGCTGCTCATTCTGCGCACTGTGTCCATCGATAGGTTTGCGCCGTTTGATATGTCGCGGGCTCTAGCTACGCCGACCTCTGTGCCACCTCGGCCATATTCTTTGCGCCACTCTAAGCCGCGCTCTGCCTCTTCACGCATTGCCTGATTAGGAACCGGCATCTGCCACACCTGTTTGCGATCCGATCGGCACTGTTGCTCCTTGGATCAGCAACTCATCACCAGAGGCCAGCGCCTCTAAGTCTTCTAAATCACGCACCTCGTTTGGCGTGCGTATGCCGTTTTGAATGCTGGTCGCGTGCGCTTCCATGCGCGCTTTAAGATCACCGCGAAGCAAGCTGTCTACGTTAAACCTGACACTCAGATCGCTGACCCGGCCAAAGAGCTTCAAATTAATTTCTTGCTCTGTCTGCTCAATCCAGCGGCGCAGCGTATGCTTTACAAAGTGCAAGTCTTGCTGCTCGGTGTTTGAGTAAGTGCCCTTTGACAGATCTTGCAAAAACACTGGCGGCAAAGAATAGATGCGCGCGATCTGCTCAATGCAAAAAGCCTGCAATTCTAAAAGCTGCATTTCATTAGGCGAAAAGCCGATCGACTTTAGCTCGTGACCAGCAGGCAGCGCCATGATAGGCCTGCCTTCGCGAGCCAGCTTGGCAGTGGTCTTAGCAACGTCTTCTGACGCTCTCTGAGCCGCTGAGCCGCTTTGAAATGGCCCTTGCAATACCGCCGGGGGAATGCCGCCTGCTTGAAACGCTTTTGCGCCGTAGCGCGATGCTGCAATCGCCAATCCAATAACATCTTTATGCGTTGCAAGCGGGCTGCGCACATCGAGCATATTGTGCTTAACCATGAACGTCAGATCAATGATGTCGATCGCAGCATAAACTTGCGTGCTGGTGCGATAACTTTTTGTTGGATAGCCATCAACAGTTGTGTTGCTGACTTGAACAGTCGTTGGATCGAGCGGCACCAAGTCAGTAATTTCGCCAGAATTATTGCGCACAATCAGCGTGACTGAGCGCCCACCAGTCAGCATTTGCTCATAGGTATACTTGCGCCAGTTAAACGAACTAAGCGCAGGGTTCACAGCGCGATCAATCCAGCCGCCAATGCCATCAGTTACGCGCTCAGATCCGCTATCTGTCTTGCGGTAAACCTCAAGCGGCAAGCTCGCCAGTGTGCCAGAGATAAAGTTTACAGCAGCCCAAACAGCAGGCACGCCCATCGCTGTCTCTGTGTTGACCACAACGCCAGTAGATGACGCATAGTCACCCCAGCCCATAAGGTGCAAAAAGTTTTCAGCACTTACCGGCGCGCTTGGATCTTCAAGCGAGCTGCGTTGCTCTGGCTTTACAAATCTGTCAAAGACGCCCATTTGCGTTCACTCCTAAACAGCAAGCTTAAACTCAGGATCATCCCAAGGGCTGCTTGACTGCACTTCCTCATAGCTCATCGATCCCAGAGCCATCGCCAACGCGACCAGCCCATCAATCTTTGAGTAGCTTTTAGATTTATGCAGCTTGCGGTTGCCCGCTGGATCGCTTTCAACGATCGCACCGGCTGCGTTCATATTTAAAATCGGGTGATTGCCATGACAAAGCTTTCGCTCTGCCACTAGCTGCTCAAGCTTATCCACCGCCGGGGCCATGTCGCGGAACCCCTGACCAAAAGGCTGCATCGCCACATTGGCCCCGATCGCGTCTAGCTCGCGCTGCAAGTCATGAATACGCCAGCGGTCGTATGCCATGAGCTGCAAATTGTAAGTCTCGTTTACCTCGGCTATCGCTTGCGCAATTAGCTCTGGAATAATCACTGGCCCAGCAATCGTTTGCAGATAGCCTTGATCTGCCCAAGTATCCCAAGGCACTTTTTCTGTCTTCGCTCGATCGCGCAGCCCGTCCTCTGGAAGCCAGAAGTGCGGCTGCACATGGTAGACGCCATCCTTTGGAAAAACCAAAACCAGCGCCGTTAAATCTCGGCTCGCTGAAAGATCGAGGCCAGCGTAACAAGTATCGCCAGCCTCAACCTCAACAGGAGAACTGTTAGCCGCCCATTCCGCTCGTGATAAAAATGGCGACTGCGCTTCAATCCGCTGGTTGAGGTAAAGCCAGCGAAATGAATTTGCTTTTGCTGGCAAGCGATCAGCCTGCGCAGCGAAATCTTCTATATCTTGCAGCGATCGAAACTCACCGACCGCCGGGTTTGCTTTGCGCCAAGCCTTGCGATCCAAAATATCGCAGTCCTTTGGCGCGGTGTATAAGTGCGAAACAATCCGCTTGTCCTTGGCGTTGGCTGCGTCATCCAGCCAGATAGAAAACAAATCGCCATCCGTTGCCGCCTGCGTGCTGATCGCAATAAGCAGCGGTTGTTCATGCGCGCCCTGCGCCGTTTCGATCGCCTCTATGAAGCTATCTTGCGGGCCTCTGACTTGGCCGACCTCATCCAAGATCGCCAAGATTGGCGACAAACCGTGAGCCGTGCCAGCCTCTGCGCTGATCGCCTTATACTCGACAT